CTGCTCGCGAGCGAAGCATGCTGAGGAGAATGCACTCGGCCGCATCCTCCTGCCTTATTCACCGTTGGCCTTGACGATGTACGTCACCAACAGCCCCTGTGAGCACTGCTGGCAGAAGATCGTGGACAGAGGCGTCGTCGGTCGAGTCGTGTTCAAGAATGAGTATCGGATCAGCCAACACTTGAAGGTGTACTGTGGCATTCAAATTGAAAAGATCACGGCAAGCGGGTACGTCACAGACTTCATTACTGGACACCTTGTTAGCGGACCGGAAGAAGCATAAATCGATCCTCGTAGTCGACACCTGTCCACAGGAGGACAGTGACGAGCCCGATCAGATGATCGTGGACATGCTTGAGGACACCGGCTTCGACACCGACAAGATCCACTTCACTACGGTCTTCGATCACTTCATCGAGAAGCCGTCGAAGAGCATGATCCGCAAGAACACGCACCTGCAGGACGAGCTTCGCCGCATCAAGCCGAAGTTCGTCTTGCTGGTTGGTAACACAGCGCTTCAAGCGGCGCTGGGCAAGACCGGCATCAAGAAGGAGCGGGGTCGTCCCGAGGAGATCGATGGCACAGTCTTCTATCCGGTTTACAGCCCAGCCTATGTGGGCTACGATGAGAGGCAAGCACCCATCCTTAAGATGGACATTGTTAACTTCCAAAACATTGTCACCCATGGAAAGATACCGCGCGAGGAGGGTCTGTCGGTTAGGATCGTCCGCAGCCTTGCGGATTTCCGACGGTGTGTCCGAGACCTTGCTGGTATTGTCAGCTACGATCTCGAGACGTCGGGCCTATATCCCTGGGCAGCTGATGCGGAGATTAGAAGTCTCGGTTTTGGCACGGCCGATCACCAATGGTGCATCCCGATCCACCACCCTGACATCTCATGGACAGCTGAAGAAATAGAGTACATGATCGATGAGCTCGACCAGCGCATGCAGTCGGGCGAAGTCAAGCTGATCACACAGAACGGCAAGTTCGACATGCTGTGGTCACGAGTCAAGTACAAGCTGCGCTGGAAGATGTACTTCGACACCATGCTCGCCCACTATCTGCTGGACGAGAACATGAACCACGATCTGAAGTACCTGTCGAAGATCTACTTCAACGCACCCGACTATGACGTGGACGTTGAGATCAAGCAGTTCCGTGGCCCGCTCAACAAGTGCTGCGAGTACCAGGCCCACGACCTGTACTACACGCGCAAGCTGTACTTCCGGCTCAAGAAGGAGCTCAAGCAAGACCTCGGTGTCCAGAACGTATTCGACCACATCCTCATGCCCTGTGCGAACCTGTTCGTTGGCATCGAGTATCGCGGCGTCTTCGTCAACCACCAGGACTTCGACAAAGCTGAGAAGCACCTGCGGGCGAAGATCGCCGACTCGCTGAAGGTGCTGGGCAAGTACGCCGACATCAACTGGGGATCGCCGAAGCAGGTCGGCAGCTTGCTTTACGAGAAGCTCAAGCTCCCGATCCTGGTGAAGACGAAGAAGGGTGCACCGTCGGCCGGTGAGTCGGCACTCAAGCAGATCGATCACCCGCTGAGCAAAGCGTTGCTCGAGTATCGCGGCGCCAAGCAACAGCTGTCGTTCTTCATCGAAGGCTGGAAGCCCTACCTCGACAAGAACAGGCTGCATCCGTCATTCAAGCTGCACGGCACAGTCACAGGACGGCTTTCGTGCGAGAACCCGAACTTGCAGCAGGTTCCTCGTGATCCGCTGATCCGTTCGCTCATCACAGCACCGCCGGGCTACACGCTGGTCGAAGTTGACTTGAGCCAGATCGAGCTGCGTATCGCGGCACACATGGCTGACGAGCAGAACCTGCTCAGCGCTTTCGAGCGCGGCATCGATGCTCACTGGCTGACGATGACGCGTGAGATGGGACGATCGGGCAGTAACGCCAAGCTCGTGCTCGAAACGGCCAGCGCGCTAGTGCAACGCAAGGTCAAGAACTTCGGCGAGGCTATCGACATCATCTTCGAGGCGGGTCCTGACGCATGCGCTGAGCTCGATCCTCGGTGGAAGGAATTCCGCAAGAAAGCCAAGGCGATCAACTTCGGCTATCTGTTCGGGATGTGGTGGCGCAAGTTCATTCAGTACGCGCGAGACAATTACGATGTCGAGGTGACCGAGAAGGAGGCACAGGATAGCCGCATCTCGTTCTTCGACTCGTATCCTGGCTTCGAGCCCTGGCACAAAGCACAGCGCAAGTTCGCTTCGCGTCACGGCTTCGTGCGTTCGCTGTCCGGTCGCAAGCGTCGACTGCCTGACGCGATGAGCAATCGTGACACGCCTGAGAAGCAGGAGGCGTTGCGTCAGTCGATCAACGCACCAGTGCAGTCGTTTGCGAACGAGTTGAACCTCATGGCGCTCCTACAGATTTCTGAGGAGTATCCCGCGCCGATCTGCTACCCTGTGGGAACGGTGCATGACGCGTGCTTGCTCGAGGTGCGCGACGACATGGTTGCCGAAGTGACCCGTCGAATGCTGAAGATTATGGAAGGTCCAGACCTGTTGAAGAAATTCGACATTCATCTTAAGGTAGGCATCGAAGGTGAAGCGAAGATCGGTCCTTGGTCCAAGGGCGTTTCGCTTGAGAAGTGGGAGAAGCAGTATGCCGAGAAAGTCTAAGGCTGTCGCGTCAGCCGAAGCCGACGTCTTCAAGGCAAGTCAGTCCAAGGTCAAGACCTGGCTGTCGTGCAAGCGCAAGTACCACTATCGGTACATCGAGAAGCTCAAGCGTATCAAGAAGGGTCGGCCGCTGCAGTTCGGCAGCATCGTCCACGATATGATCGAAGCCTACTCGAACGACCAGGATCCTTTTGAGGTGCTCGAGAAGATCGAGCTCGAGAACGGGAAGCTGTTCCGCGCTGAGATCGACATGTACGGCGAGCTGATCGTGGATATCGGCTTCATCATGGAGGATTATTTCTCGTACTGGTCCGGCAAGGATAAGAATTCCTACAAGATCATCCAGGTGAACGGCAGGGGCGCCGAGCACGAGTTCGCGATCCCGCTCGAGAGCGACAAGTCCATCGTGCTCACAGGCAAGGTCGACGCGTTCGGCAAGACGTCCGACAAGCTCAAGTGGCTGGTCGAGCACAAGTCGTTCAATCGTCGGCCGAGCGAGGAGTTTCGCTGGGTCAACCTGCAGTCGTCCGTCTACATTCGCATCAGCGAGATGCTCGGCTGGCCGCAAGTCGATGGCACTCTGTGGGACTACATCCACTCGAAGCCTCCCGAGCTGCCCAAGGCGCTGAAGGGCGGCAACATCTCACAGGCCAAGATCTACACGCTGCCCAGCGCCATCAAGCAGTTCTGCAGCGACAACAAGCTGAAGGTCAAGGACTACCCGTCGCTCATGAAGCACGCGCAGGACAACCGCGACCAGTACTTCTATCGTGTCCGCAATCCCATGTCGGCGAAGGTGATCGACGGTATCTACAGCGATTTCATCGACGCCATCCTCGACATGCGCGATAATCACGGAAAGAAGAGCATGCGGACTATTGAGCGTCACTGCCAATGGTGCGATTATGAGCCTCTGTGCAAGGCAGAGCTCCTCGGCCACGACACCAAGTTCATCAGGAAAAGGGAATATGTGATCGATGAAAAAACCCATGAGGATGCTGTCGCAGAAGGACTCCAAGTCGAGTGACGACCGCGAGCTCAAGCCAAGGAAGCCCGGGAAGATGCGAAGCCACCGCTGCTATCTGTTCTACGGCCAGGCCGGCACCGGCAAGACCACGCTGAGCAGCACGTTCCCGGGCCCCATCGCTCTCGGCGACTTCCGCGACCAGGGCGATGACAGCGTGTCGGACGTCAAGAACCTGGAGGTCTTCCCGGTGCAGGACTGGGAGGACGTCGAGCTGTTCTACTGGCAGCTCAAGAAGAAGACGCTGGTCGACAGCGACGGCAAGCCGTTTCATCCACAGACGGCGGTGATCGACACGGTCACCAACATGCAGCAGATGGCGATCGAGCATGTACTCGACCAGAAGAAGAAGAAGTCGACCAAGATCGCCGGCGACTGGGGCAGCATGACGAAGCAGGAGTGGGGTGAAGTCGCCTCGCTCATGAAGCAGTGGACGGCGCTCTACAAGGCGTTGCCCATGAACGTCGTCTTCCTCGCACAGCAGCGGGTGTTCAACACCGACGAGGATGAGTCGGGCGACTCGGAGCTGACGCCGGAAGTCGGCGCGCGGCTTTCGCCGAGCGTCAAGGATGCGCTGAACGCGGCGGCCGATGTCATCGGCAGCACGTTCGTCAAGCGGAAGATTGTCACGAAGGAGGTCAAGGGCAAAAAAATCAAGAGAGAACGCAGCATTTACTGCTTGCGTGTAGGACCCAATCCGGTGTATATCACCAAGATCAGGAAGCCTCGAAGCGCCGACGCACCGGCGATCATCGAGGACCCTGTGTACGAGGACATCCTGTCCGTTATCAAAGGAGAAGCCTGATGGCTCGCAAGTCCAAAGCATCAACCAAGAAGAAGTCCGGCAAGATCGGGCTCGATTTCACCGGCGTCGAAACGAGGGTCATGCTGCCCGAGAACGACTACCTCCTGTCCGTCGTTTCGCTCGAGGAGGAGGACGAGTCGGTGATCGTCGGCCTGCAGGTCGAGAACGGCAAGTTCGAGGGCAAGAAGGTCAAGGAATACTTCTCGACCAAGCCGCAGGCCCTGTGGCGCTTCGGCAACTTCATCTCGGCCTGCGGCCTCGAGGTTCCCAACGGCGAGATCGAGCTCGACGCCTCGGACTTCGCTGACGTGAAGGTGATGGGTGTCTGCACCCACGAGGAATACAACGACAAGCCGCGGATGCGCTGGGACTTCTACGGCGCCGACGAGGCCGACGAGGAAGGCGATGACGACGAGGCCGACGAGGACAAGGACGACGGCAAGAAGTCGTCCAGCAAGAAGTCCGGCGGCAAGAAGGCCAAGGCGCTCGATCGCGACGAGGTCGAGGCGATGGATCGCGACGACCTGGTCGAGCTGATCGATGAGCATGAGCTCGAGGTCGACGCCGACAACAAGAAGCTGAAGAAGGACGACAAGCTCCTGGCGGCCGTCATCGAGGCGCTCGAGGAGAAGGGGCTGCTCGAGGCCGCCGGCGACGACGAGGCTGATGAAGCCGACGAGGATGACGACGAGAAGGACGACAAGAAGGGCAAGAAGGCCGACAAGAAGAAGTCGGGCAAGAAGGCCAAGAAGATCGCCGGCTCGGACGTCGAGGACATGGACGAGGATGAGCTCGAGAAGCTCGTCGAGGAGCATGAACTCGAGGTCGAGCTCGACGAGCACAAGACGCTCCGCAAGAAGGTGCGTGCGGTGCTCGACGCGCTCGAGGAGAAGGACCTCCTCGAGGAGTGATCGCCAAGGACGCTGTTTGACGCCCCAGCCGATGGCGTCCAAGGTGTGGGAAGCTCGGGGCTCATCACCCCGGGCTTTTCCACAGGAGCTGACATGACGCAGAAGCCCGAGACCCGACTGCAGCGTCGCATCGTGCGAGCACTCAAGAAGGAAGTCGGTGGCTGGTGGGCTAAGATCTACGTCGGCCCGTTTCAACAAGCCG